GATTGGAGCGCAGCGCGCCGCGTTTGGGGCGTCCGGCGTGTCCGGCAGCAGCGGTAGCGCGCTCGACCTGCTGGCTGACAGCATGGCCCAAGCCACGCTTGACCAGCAGCGCCGGAAGTATCAAGGCGAATTGGAGGCGCAGGACTACATGAATCAGGCCGCGTTGGGGATCAGCACCGGCAAGGCCACGCAGTTAGCGTCGCAGTACTCTGCGGCTGGGCAGGTGTTGTCTGGCGTGTCCAGTGCGGCCAGCTCTCTTTATAAGCCGAGTAAAACGTAATGCCGATTATTCGCGAATACGAGCAGCAGTTGAGCGCCCCCCGCCGGGCGGTCGGCCCGGTTGCGAATCCGGACGCCCCGCTGCAAGTGGGGGCCGGGATGCGCGAATTGGGCGGCGCGATAAGTAAGGTCGGAGCGCAAATCACTGACCTTGTGGAGCAGAACGACCTGGTCAAATTGCAGGAAGAGGGCGCGCAGCTGCGGGCCGAGTTCGCCGCGAAGCTCCAAAAAGCCAAGGAAACCGGCGAGGCGTCCGATCCGGAGTATGTCAAGTACGCCTATGAACAGGCTCAGGAAGCGGCCGGCAAATTGGCCGAGGGCAAGCAAAGCCGCCGCGGCATCGAGGCGGCCAGGGTGTTCGGCGCGCAGTTTGCCGCCAGTATCCAAACGCAGGCTATCGGGGACAACGCTTACGCGATCGGTGAACAGGCGAAGCAGTCCGCTGGGGCGATGATCGACAAAAACAGCAACACGTTGATCGGGCGCCCGGAGATGTTCCACGACATCCTGCGCGAGACGCAGCAGCACGTTGACACCGCGTTTCCGAACGCGCCGGCGGAGCTGCGCGAAAGAATTAAAGCCGAGGCGGCGACGAAGTACGCTGTCGGGGCCGTAAACGGCCGGATTCTCGTTGACGCAGATGGCGCAAAAGCAGAGATTGCGGGGGGCGCGTGGGATGAGTTCTTGCCGCCCGAGAAGAAAGTGGAGCTGCTGCGCCGGGCCGAAGCAAAAATCGCGGAGGACCGCGGCCGGGCCAATCTCAATGCGTTGATCGAGATGAGCGACCTTGCTGACAAAGGACAGCTCACCCGCACGAAGGCCCTGGCCGCCTACGACGACGGGATTTTTACGAGCGCACCGCAAGCGTTGTCGTTCTATAACCGCAGCCAAGAGCGGGCGAAAGAGATCGAACGCGAGCGGCTGCTGGGTATGGCGATCGACATGGGTGACCCCGTTGCGTTGGTTGGCTACACGGCAAAAGAACAAGAAAAAGGCTTCGGTGTGTACGCCGGAAAACTGATTGCTGCCGCTGGCGACGACCCAGAACAGCGAGCCGATGCCACGAACCGCATTGTGACCCGTGGGCGTGAACTGGGTCTCATGGTGCCGCAGATGAAGGCGATGCTGGAAACCGCCAGCCCGGCGCGGCCGGCGCAATTTGCTCAAGCAGCGTCGTGGTACGAGAGTTTGCAGGCTGTGGACCCCGGGTACGCGGCCGCGCACGTGAGTTCGGACCAGGCGGCCAGGTTCCACGTGTATTCTGCCGCATTGTCCGGGGGCGCGTCGGCGCAACAGGCTGTAGAGCTGGTTCGACTGGCGGGCGACCCGGCGAAAATGGCGGAGTTCAAAAAAAGCATGGGCGGCGAGCGGCTCAAGGAGATCGAAGACCTTCTTGACCCGTGGTTCAGCAGCCCGGCGTCAAACACTGGTTGGGCGAAAAACCGCGTGGCGGAGATGGCGAAGTTGCGCATGACGTTCGGTGAAGCGTCGGCCTCGGAGGCCGTCGAGTGGGCGACCGGGCAGTTTGAAGCGCGGCACGCGTTGGTTGGCGGACGCTGGATACCGATTCAGGGTGCGGCGTCGCCGGACATCGCGCCGGCGCTCGATGAGTATCTGGCGCGAGTGCCAAAGGCACTTACGGCTGAAGGTCTGACACAAGATGAACTGGATCCGCAAGGGTACGAATTGCGTCCCGATCGGCGGACGGCATTGGACGGCAGCCTGCAACTCTACGAGCGGTCCACCGGTTTGCCGATGGCCGGCCGGCGCGTGACTCCGAAAGAGGCTTTGGAGGCATACCGGAAGGTCAAAGAACAGCGCGCCAAGGCCGAGGTTGAGGACGCGGCCCGTAGGCTCAAGTTGCTGCGTGAATCAACGGAGCAAGACACAAACCGGTGGTCTGCGATTCCATGACTGATTTATACGCGGACATCATCAAACGCCGGGCTGCGGACGTGACCGAGCTGATTGGGGGGCCGAAGACCATATCCGACGCGCAACTACGGGCGGCCGAGCGCATCGAGGCGGAGCGCGAAACGCCGCCATTGTGGGCCGGTGTGAAGGCGGCGACCCGCTTGGAAAGCACCGGAATCGCCGCGCACGAAGTCTTTCAGGAGTCGGCGATGGAGGCCGACCCGAATTTCGTGTTTCCTGCCACGGATTCGGACCGGTTTCGGGAGATCACGGCGGGCCTGCCGCCCGAACTGTGGCCCAATTTGGCCGCGGCGCAATCGGATGCGCATCTCGACTTAATACGCGAGCGCGCGCTGGCCGAGATGGCCGCGGCGCAGGACTTGGCGGAGATGGGCGGGACCGGCACGGCGCTCCGAATGGGGCGCGCAGTTCTTGACGAGGGCGCCATTGCCTTGACGGTATTAACCGGGGGCGCGGCCGCGCCGTTTGTGCTTGGACACAAACTGACTCGAATGCAACGGTTTGCGAGGTTGGGGGCGCTGGCCGCGGCCGAAAACACCGCGCTCGACGCCGTATTGCTGAAGGGCCAGGAAACAAAAGACGTTTCGGATCTGTTCTATTCAGCTCTCGGTGGGTTCGCGCTGGGCGGCACGGTTGGCGCGTTGGCCCGTGGCGAGCGGGCACAACTCGACTCGGCTATTCGCGCCGCAGCCGACGCGCACGACCTACAAATCCTGAACGACGCCGGGATTACAAGCCTCGGCAAGCCGCCGCGGTCGAAGATCGCGGACGCGGTTTCTGAAGTGCTCGGGAGCCGCGAACTTTCTACCGCTGACGGGTTGGTTGACCCCGGGGCTGGCTTGCGCAGCGCGGGCGCCGCCGAGGTTCCCCCCGAGACCTTGATACGGCCGTTGCGGGACGAGCAGGCCCCTTCGGAAGTGCTTAGCACCCCGAAGCTAAGTGGGGTTCAGAGCGCCATTCGGTTTGATCTTGCCGCGGCATTTGGTTCCAGTGAAAACCCGTGGACGAGATACTTAGGTGGCCGGCTGGTGGCCGACCCGGTCGGGCGCCGGGGCGTGGTTAATGAAATTTCAGCTGAAGAGGTCGCTACGTTTTTGAGGCAGCGCACCGCCGCGGAGTTTGCGCGAGACGCGAACCCCGCGCTGTCCGATTGGCTGGCCGCGAATAAAGTGCCGCTCGGGCAGCGTACCGGCATGACCGCTCGGTTTTTTGAGGCTGTAACGGCGGCGGTGCGGTCGCAGGATTTTGACGACCCGCACATTGGCCGCGCGGCACAGGGCTGGATGCGCGCGGTGCGGGCGGTTGCGCAGGAGGCACGGGCCGCCGGGGTGAAGGGCTTCGAGGAATTGGACTTGCGGGCCGAGTACGTACCCCGCCTGTTTAGTCACGAAAAACTCGCGATGCTTGTTGACCAATACGGCACCGGCCAAGTCGAGCGGCTTATTACGCTGGCAATCACTCGCGGGTCCAGCATCTTAGAAGATCACGCGGCAAAAATCGCTCGCGGGTATCTACACAGAGTTAGAAAGGTACAAGCTGGACTGGAGGCGGCCCCGCAATTTGCCTTGCGTGACCAAGATTTGTTGCGGCAAGCAATGCGCGACGCCGGTGTGGCCGACGATAAAATAGCCGAAGTTCTCGGATCGGTTGATTTTGGTGCCGACCCAAGTAAAGCCGGAAAGGTGTCTCGGGCGAAGCGGCGCCTGTCCATGGACGAAGAGACCGTCGCCAGCCTAAAAGACCGGGCTGGTACGATTCGCCAAGTGTCTATTACAGATCTGTTTGAGAACGACGCCCGGCTTTTGCTCTACAACTACACCCGCCAGGTCGCCGGTCACGCGGCGCTTGCGAAGACACTGGGCATTAAATCGAAAGCCGACTGGGACGCTGCGCTGCGGAACGCGATCGCCTACGCTGAGGACAATTTGAATCTAAAGCGCGACACGGTGACCGCCGACTTGAAGCGTCTGGAATTCGCGTATAAGGCGGTGACTGGACAGGCAGTTGAAGATTTTACCACCCTGCACAAGGCCGCGCGTGTGATTCGAGACCTCAATTTCATGCGGACTCTGAATCAGGCCGGGTTTGCGCAGGCGGCCGACCTAGGGAACATACTCAGCCAAGGCGGGTGGCGGGCCGTAATTGGGCAACTGCCGGCGCTTAAAGGCATGATTCAGCGGGTGCGGGCGACTGGGGAGCTGGCAGATGACTTGGCCGCCGAGCTAGAGGCAGTAGTTCCATTGGGGACTGACGGCCTGCGGCACGCTGTGCCGTCGCGGTTTGACTCCGGATTCACCGATGAACTGGAACCAGCACTGACCGGGACGCTCGGAAAAAAAGCCGACATCGCGTTGCACGCCATGCGCAAAGTGACGGGGTACGCCTCCGGTCTCACGCCGCTCACCATTTTGCAGCAGCGCATGGCGGCCCGCGCCATGGCGCAGAATTTTGTCAACACTGCTTTTCAAAGTGGTGGCAAAAAAATAAGTCTAGCTCGGCTTAAGTCAATGGGGCTCAGCGATGAAATGTCGGAGCGAGTGTTCGAGCAAATTCGCAAGCACGCCGTCACGGTAAAAGGCGCGCTCACAGAGCGCAAGTTGAAAATGCTCGACGTGGAAAAATGGACTGATCTTGACGCACGCGATGCCTTTGCGATGGCCCTGTATCGCCAAGGGAGGCGGATCGTCCAGGAAAACGACCTGGGTTCGTCGGCCATGTTCATGCACAAAGAGGTCGGGCGGGTGCTGATCCAGTTTAGGAGTTTTATGCTAAATGCGTATTCGAAGCAGCTGCTGCACAACTTTACTATTGATGGCTGGAAGGCGTTTGTCCCATGGGCATACGGCATGGTCTTCGGTGGCATGGCGTATACATTGAGGCAGGTTGCGAACACCGCCGGTTTGGAGGATCGCAAGGCGCTGCTGAAAGAGCGGCTTACGCCGGCCAGGATTGCCGCCGGGGCGTTTAATACCGCGGCCATGTCGTCTTTGATCCCCGCGGGAGTGGACACGATTTGGCAGTTTACGGGTAACGAGCCCGTATTCCAGCACGCTCGAACGACCGGTCTCGGTACAAGTTTGCTCGATTGGCGGTCCAACCCGACCACACAGACAATAGGGTTGGCATTGAATGCTCCGGGGATGTTGCAAAATGGCGTAACGCGGGGGGAAGCGCGGCAGATGCTGAGCCTCTTGCCGTACCAAAACGCGCTTGGGATCAAGAACATATTGGACGTGCTGGTCGAGGATTTACCGAAGCGGTCGCCGCGCGACTGATGCGTTGCGGATACAGCAACTTGTTGTCATAATGGTTATATTGGGAGAATTGCATGACGGTAAGCACGACTAACAATCGCGTGTCCTACGCCGGCAACGGCGTAACGGTCGCGTTTTCGTTCCCCAATTTGTTTTACGCCAACAGCGACTTGGTCGTGTTGCTTGTGACCGACAGCACCGGCGCGTCGGTGACCCAGGTGCTCGACACGGACTACACCGTCACCGGCGCGGGCGACGCGGCAGGTGGTACGGTGACGATGACAACCGCTCCGGCCGCCGGGGAAACGCTCGTTATCTACCGCGACCCGCCGCTGACGCAGACCGTCGACCTCGTAAATGGCGACACGTTTGACGTGGAAACCGGCGTGGAGCGTGTTGCCGATCGGGCGATCCTCGCCATGCAGCGACTGAAGGACTTGATCGAACGTTCGATGCGTTTTCCGGAC